TGCTCGACGAACCTCGGAGACCGAATATGCCAATTCGGAATCACGTGGCGACCCCGTCGGAACCACGGTCTGGGGCCGAGTGCCAGAGCAGGTGCGTAAGCTGGCTCTGCTTTATGCAGCCAGCGCCAACCACCAATCGCCGTTGATCGACGCGGCGGCTGTGCGCTGGGCCACGGACTTCATGCTCCACCAGACTCGACGCATGCTCTTCATGGCACACAACCACGTCGCGGAGAACCCGTTCCATGCTGAGTGCCTCAAGCTCATTCGGAAGCTGCGCGAGGAATCCAACGGACAACTCGCCCATAGCGTGCTCCTCAAACGCATGAAGATCGATGCCAAGACCTTCCAGGAGTTGGTGACGACGCTTGAGCAACAAGGGGATCTGCTGACGGTGATTCAAGCTACCGCCGGCCGACCACAACGGCACTACCGATTGCTGGGTGAAAGCAGTGGGTGAAACGAGGAGTGAAAAGTGAAAGAAGTCCACTGCAAGTGGCTAGCCAGACCGGTGAAGGAAGCCTCGATTCGGAGAAAGACCCGTGAAACAAGTACCAACCAAAATCACCCCAAGCACCCGTGAAAGAAGTGAAAGATCGGTTTCGCAAACCCAACGAAATACTGGGTCCCTGACTTCTTTCTTCTTTCACCCGGTCACGCAGATATATGTATTCACACCCCTTCTTTCTTCCTTCACCCACACCCACGTATATGCCAGCGCGTGCGCGTATAGACGCACGCGTATGAGAGGGGTGGAGAAAGAAGAAAGAAAGCTCCGGAGCCCCAACGCTTACCCACGAAGTCGCCAAGGTTGGCCCACGTTCGCGTCGTTGCGTGTGAGTGGGTTTGCTGGCCAATCGCCGGCGCTGAACGCCACACGTGGCCACACGTTGGCCTGTGGTACGTCTGCCAATGTGGCAGACCCAATAGGTACTTCTCCGTGATCTGCAAAAGGAGACGCGTGCGGGAACAATCGCCAAGTGTGAGACAGTTTTATTTTCTGGTCAGAACAACCAATGGAGAAAAGTTATGTCAACGCAATCGGAACCTAAACGCGATCGATGGAACACGATAGTCGTGCCGGCAGCCAAAGGACTGGAGCGGTTCTTCTGGAACCTAGCTTGGTTCTGCGTCCTGCTCGTGGTGCTTTTTGGTGGTCCATGCATTCGCAACATGCAGAAGCCGCTTGAGAAAGGAGAGCCACATGAACAGCGAGCGGCTGATCCTGCCCAATAGCCGACTCTGTTTGTTTTGCAACTCAATCGAGTGTGCAGGCACTGACGACTTGTGCGATGCCTGCACCCAGCACTGGAGCCAATTACCACCTACCGAGCGTCCGTTTGTCGAGGAACATGACTTCGATGATTGGGATGCTCACTACGAACCAAACATTTTGGAATATCACCTCAAAAGATTACTGAAGGATCGAAAATGAAAATTGAAATGAGATCGATTACTGAGATCAAACCGTACCCCAACAACCCTCGCATCAATGATGATGCGGTCGACACGGTGGCTGGCAGCATCAAGGAGTTCGGATTCCGTCAACCGATTGTCGTGGATGGTGAGGGTGTCATCATCTGCGGCCACACACGATTCAAAGCGGCTCAGAAACTGGGGCTCGAAAGAGTACCCGTCCATGTGGCCAAGGATCTCACCCCAGACCAAATCAAGGCGTATCGCATCGCGGACAACAAGACCGCAGAACTTGCTGAATGGAATTATGACCTGCTGCCGATCGAACTCGGCGAATTGCAGTCAAGCGGTTTTGACCTTTCGTTGTTGGGGTTTGATGGAGATGAGTTGCTGAAGCTTCTTTCGACCGAGGTTGAAGAAGGACTCACCGATCCAGATGACGTTCCGGCACCACCGGACGAAGCCGTAACCCAACCTGGCGATCTTTGGATCCTAGGCAACCACCGCTTGCTCTGCGGTGACTCATCGAAACCTGAGGATCTTGACCGACTACTCGGCGGCAAGACGATCCAGCTGGTCAACACCGATCCTCCTTACAACGTGAAGGTCGAGCCGCGATCGAATAACGCGATCGCGGCTGGCCTATCGTCATTCTCGAACGACAGCGCTTCGCAGAAGCTCAAGGGTGGCCAAGGCAACGCGGCATCGTTTGGTGTCGATCATGAGACCGGTAAACCCAAGCATCCCCCAACGCACAAGAAGCTCCGAGCTAAGGATCGTCCGCTGGCCAACGACTTTGTGACCGACGAGGAATTCGATCGATTGCTTGATGCGTGGTTTGGAAACATCGCTCGGGTGCTCGACCCAGGTCGTGGTTTCTACATCTGGGGTGGGTATGCCAACTGCGGCAATTACCCCCCGTTCCTCAAGAAGCATGGTTTGTATTTCAGCCAAGCAATCATCTGGGACAAGATGCATCCAGTGCTTACCCGCAAAGACTTCATGGGCGCGCATGAGTGGTGTTTTTATGGTTGGTTGGAAGGCTCCGCGCACGTGTACCTCGGCCCAAACAATGCAACCGACTTGTGGCAAATCAAGAAAGTCAATCCTCAGTCGATGATCCACCTGACCGAGAAGCCAGTCGAACTGGCGGTCCGTGCGATGCAGTACTCGTCGCGACCAGGCGACAACGTTCTGGATCTATTCGGTGGAAGTGGTTCGACACTCATCGCAGCCGAACAAACAGGACGTCATGCGTTTCTGATGGAACTCGACTGCCTGTATGCGGATGTAATCGTCGAGCGGTACCAGAGGTTCACAGGCAAGCCGGCGATCTTGGAACGTACCGGAACGTCTCCGATCCCGATGAACACTCCGACCGCAGCGGGAACCTAGAGCTTATGGCAGTGCCAATGTTGGTTCTCGAAAACATACAGGTAGTTCGCATCGCAGTTGCGTGCGAACACCAAGAGCGACCCACGGTCGCAAACATGCTTTGGGGGACGTGCCCGAGAGAAGTACTCGGGTTCCCCATCGCTCGAGGTCAAACTTCGAAGTTCCCCCCCGGCGACGAGCGCCGAGGCTTTCTCGATGGAGTTGTACCGTTGGTTGAGAATCACCCCAGCATGTTCCGGGTAGCCATCGAAGTGGAGGTAGGCGGCATGGAAGCTCCCGTCGCTATCCGCACAGGCAATCGTTGCTCGCGTCGACATAGTTTGATCCCCTTACGATTGAAGGCCTTCAGGTCCGAGAATCTCGATCAGGTCACCGGGCATTGTCAGCATGAGCGAACGGCCGTTGTCCCAATCGACCTCGACTTGCGTCCAGCGGTGGTGTGGATGAACCGCAATAATGGTTCCAAGCGAACCGGCAGGAATCGGGTCGGGATCGTTCGGCATGAATATCAATCGGATCCGATCACCGATCTTGAGTGTGTTAGACATCATGAGGTTTCCCTTCGTTTAGAGAATCTTTCCAAGCAGGCTGTTTCTCATCGCATCGAGTGCTTCACAGGCGTAGAGGTGTTCGGTAAGAAGCGGGCCGGCGGTTTGTGGTTGCTGCGCGTCGGCGATCTCAAGCATGTCGGCCAAAGTTCGAAGCCCCTCAACGGCTTTGTAGTAGGCCTCGCGGATCTCTTGAGCTTGGTGTGCGTCCATCGTACGGAAGGCGTCGCGAAGAATTTTTTCGTTGGCTTTCTTGTCGGCGGTGGTCATGGTCGTGTTCCTTGTGGTTGGTGTCTGGGTTGGTGGCTACGACTGGTTCTTGAGGAAGTACTGCAGCATCTTTTGTTGTTCGTAGAGCTTGTTGAGTTCCGCTTTCGCTTCCTTGGCCTCGCGAAGGTCGCCATCGGCGAAGTCCGTCCAGCTCAGGCTGCAGGGTTGGTCGTTGAGCATCGCGGTCGCATCTTCTACGGCTCTTTGGGCTCGCCAGAGCATTTGTTCGGCGGCCTTGGCGATTCGTTTCTTAGCGTCCGGAATCATCCACTCCAGGCGGTTGAGTTGTTCCTGGATCGCTGCGACCGTGGGGTTTGTGGCGGTGTCGTTCATCGTCGTTTCTCCATGTTTGCTTTAGGGTTTTCGTTTGGCGTTACGACACAGTTCCCATGCTTTGGGAAGAACATCAAGCCGATGTGGAAAGTAATGTTTTGGATTCTCGAAGAATGTTTTCGAGCCCCACAAACGCCACCGTTTGGCACCGTTCGCGTCGCTTTGGAACTTGGGAGAATGACGCCCTCCAACGAGAAAACGCCCACACATCGCAACCGTGGGGCGTTTGCGCGAAATCAACCCGGTTTAGCGCCGGAGCCAATTCCGAATGGTCTTGAGCTCGTACCTGCCCAAACCGGAGACCGCATAGTCTTGGCCGTTATGCCCGCGGGCGATCAATCGGTCGCCCCGGCGCTCGACATACTCGACGGTCGTATCCAAAGACGGGTCGTCTTCGGATTGGACTTGGTACGAATGGTCGGGATCGGGGTAAGCTCGCTGGCCTTCGGAAAGGTCGGTCACCAAATGGATCTGTCCGATGTGCATGTTAGCGCTCCGTGGTCGTGGTGGTCTGGTCGCGATTGGGTAAAGGTGGATCTAGCTCTTCGGCAATCGAGAGCAGGATCTCGGCAAGTTGGTTTGCATAGATGCAAGTCACCTCGCCCGATTCAAAGGCCTCATCGAGTCGCAGCGCGACCTTACGCATCGCGTCTGCGACTCGGTAGTTCGGATCGGAACTCACTGGGCCACCTCGGCGGTTGCTGTTGCGGCTACGAATCGGCCCCGATCGGTTTTTACGAATCGCGATGCCTCGCCCTTGGAGAGCTCGCGAAGGATCGCGCTGTAGAGCGTCGCGTGGGGCGTCTTCCCACCGGGGCTCGTCCAGTAACCCTTCGCAGTCATCGCTTCGATCATCTGTTGGACGCTCAAGGGCTCGGTCGCTTCGCACAAAACCTTGTGGGCGGCAGCCAACGCGCTCAAGCGCTTGGGTTGATCGCCGTTAGTTTTCTTCGCGATCCGCTTGGGTTTGGTGACCGGTTCGGGAGAACTGTTGATGGTGATCACGGTGGCTGGTTCGTTCTCGACCAAGGTAAGGTTGTTGGTCGTAGTGACCTTCGCCGAACGCTTGCTTTTGCCGACTTCGCCCTGCAACCGCTGGGCGCTCTTGATGTGGATCTTCTTTCCCGTCGCAAGATTCGTGGCACTCCAACCACCACTGGGTTTCTCGCTATCGATCTGGATCTCGACCTTCTTGCCGGTGACGTTCGCATAGTACTTGCCACCGATCTTGACCTCTGCCTTTTTCATCTTCTCTTCTCCAATCTTGTCGCGATGGTTGGCTGCCATCATCAGGCGGCGGGAACCTCCCGCCGCGACGCGTCGACTCGCGCCGATCGCGTTTCGGCTCTAGTACGCGACATCCCAAGCTCGTTTCGATCCGTATCCAAGCTGCCCCCCTTCTACGATGTAGACGATCTGGTCCGTATTGACGTCATCGTCGTCTTCGTCATCCTCTTGGTCGTTGATTTCTTGCCCCGACGCCAAACCAACGATCCGGTTTTCGAACGGCCAGTTCTGTTGGGTCATCACCCGCACTTCACATTCGCCCCCCAGCTCATCGCGGTACTCTTCGAGGCGTGCAATCAATTCGTCAATCGTCATATTTGTTCTCTCTTATGTTTTCGGTTAGTTGGCGTAGGTCAGGTCGGCGAGGCCGGCGGCGAGGAAATCCACAATCGCGCGGGCCAAATCGGTTTGTGCATCGACATCCAGCCCGCGGTCGAAATTGAAAACCGTCTGCTTGTCTTGCAGTCGCTGCAGCCAGAGTTTCGAGATTCGGCTCTTTGCCAGTTCGTACTCTTCGCATTCGGCGTGTTCGGGGAAGACCAAGGCGTCGAAGCGGTGCCCGGCAATCGTTCCGCAGACCCAGGTTCCGCCACCCGCGGCGCGTCGGGTGGTCTTGGTGATCTTCAGGTCGTCGCCCAGGTCAAATTCGAAGGGTTTGTTTGTTTGGGTCATCGTTGGTTCTCCGTGTTTGGTGTTGTGAGGAATTCGTTTTCGTTAACACACATGAGCCATGCGGTTGAAACGTCATCAAGCGGTTCTGGCGGAATCTGGGAAGTAATCTCTGAAATTCTTTTACCGCCAAAAAAACTAGGGAAAACATGCGATTTGCGATGTTTGCGACAGGTTGGCCTGTGTGGCCACATGCGGAAGAATGGTCCCTTACTTAGGACCTACCCGGAATCATGCGGCTGTGACGATCGTGGGCGGAACGATTCCCACATAACGAGAAAACCCCAAGGTAAAAACCTCGGGGCAAAGCTTTCTTGGAACTCAAGCGGCTTGGTCGTATTTGCGAGCCAGGTCGAGCAGTTTGTTTTTGATCCCCTTCCAATCGCGGTCGGTCTCGCCCGTGATTTCGCCGAAGGCTTTATTTCGAAGCTCTCCCTTGTACCAACCTTTGGTCCAACCCAACCGGTAGAAGAGTCGGTTGAGTTCCGTTTCGCCAAGGCCAGCCCCCGGTCGGTCCCAGCAACTTTTGGTGCCGTCTTTCTTGGTGTAGTCCCAATCCGCGCATCGTTTGGTGTTCATCGCGAGCTCGGCCAGCCCCAAAACCATCATCAGGTATCCGACCACCTTGGTCTTGTTGAGCGTTCCGGCGAAGGCCCGGAATTCGATTCGGTTCTTACCCGCAGCCAGGTGCGTGAGGTTCAGCAGGTGGTAGCGATCCGCTTCGCATCGGTTCTTCGCGGCATCTTTGTCGCCGTATTGTTTGATCCGTTTGGTGTAGACCGTTTGTTCGCGTCGGCGTGTTCCGGTGCTGGCGAAGATCGCTTTCTCGTGGTTGCCGACCAAGGAGATCAACCGGGCCAAGGCGGCTGCGTCGCCGTTCCATTCGATCGTAATGTGCAAGCCGCAGCTCGCGTTGACCTTCGCGTCGTGTTCGTTGATCTTGTCGATCGCGTCTTCGATTTGTTTGAGGCCTTCGTATCCCTTGAGTTTGGGGCTTACGAATTCGCATCCCTTGCGGTTCGGTGTTTCTGGTTTGATGCTCGCGTCGCGCTCTGCTCGCCATCCGGTGGGGAGCCAAGGTACTTGGTATCCGTGGTGGTAGGGTCCGATCGGTGTGGTGTCGCTGTTTGGCAGGGTGGTCTCGAATTCGATTCCGAAGGCGATCTCGTTTGCGTTCATCTCTGTCTCTCCGTTTGGGTGGGGTGGGTTTGTCATTTGCGATCGCGGTTGCGTTCGCGTGTGACACATGAAGCCCTGCGGTTCGGAACACATCCAGCCGAGAAAGCATGTTTTTCAAGGTCTTTTCGCATGTTTTTCGGTCGCCCCACAAACGCCACGGTTGGGCCCGTGTGGGGGCCAAAAATCATGTGCCCAATGAGGCCAACATCGAAGAAACTCGCACCAGTGGGGCACGTGTTGGCCACCGTGCCAAACATCCAAGAAGGGAGCCTGGTATGAGTAACGGAAAGAATCCGATCGACCCAAATCGCCTAACCCCAGAGCAGGCGGCGAAACTACTCTCGGCAGCAGCCAAGATTCGCGTTCCCGTAGAGCAAATACGGGAAGACCTCGAGGTAGGAGCTCCTCGCAATAACGATGGAACGATCAACTTGATGCATTACGCAGCATGGATGGTGAAGGAGATGGGCCGTGGCAACTGACCCCAGAAAACTAAGACCCAGCGAATTGTGCCGGTTGCTGAACTCGACGCCGCTAGGTGAAGTCATCAACGAACGGCAACTACATCGTCATCGAACTCGCGCCGGCATGCGTATTGGTGACGCTCGCTTCGTTGATCTTTTGCGTTATGTCGCGTGGCTCATCGAGGTTCGACACGCACCGCGAGAGGAGTCCGAAGGCGATCCCTACGAAAAGCTCAAAGACCGTGCGCGAGCGAGAAACGTCGCAATCGCGCTTGCGGGCCGAGACATTGGCGAGCTTCCGTCTGTCGCTGATCCAGAGCGAAAGGCTCGCGCTGCGAGAGATTTTCGCTTTTTCTGTGAGTCGTATTTTCCATTGACGTTTCATCTCAACTGGTCCGACGACCATCTCAAGGTGATCAATCGCATCGAGCAAGCCGTCATGAGCGGCGGTCTGTTCTCAATGGCGATGCCACGTGGTTCAGGTAAGACCACGATCTGTGAATGCGCATGCATCTGGGCTGCGCTCAATGGCCACCGAGAATTCGTTTGCCTCATTGGCAGCGATGAAGGGCACGCAATGGACATGCTCGATTCCATCAAGATGGAACTCGATGGCAACGAACTTCTGCTGGCGGACTATCCCGAGGTGGTATTTCCAATCCAAGCTCTCGATGGAATTGCCAATCGCTGCAATGGCCAGCTTTATCAAGGACATCGTACGCACATCGGCTGGACAGCACGAGAGATTGTGCTACCCACCATGCCTGGTAGTGTGGGCAGCGGAGCGATCGTAAAGGTGGCTGGTATCACCGGTCGAATTCGCGGGATGAAATACAAACGGGCAGATGGCAGAACGGTGCGACCAACCTTGGTTGTGATCGACGACCCGCAAACCGATGAATCGGCTCGTTCGCTTTCCCAGTGCGCAACGCGCGAGAGCATTCTTGCCGGTGCGATTCTCGGGCTGGCCGGCCCGGGAAAGAAAATCTCTGGGATCATGCCGTGCACGGTGATTCGTCCAGGAGACATGGCTGACAACATTCTCTCGCGAGAAAAACATCCCGAATGGAACGGAGAACGAACACGGATGGTTTATTCGTTTCCCAGCGACGAAAAGCTCTGGCTGCGATACGGTGAACTGCGAGCCGAGAGCCTTCGCATGTACGGTGACATGCGACTAGCCACGGAGTTCTATTCGTCCCATCGATCGGCCATGGACGACGGAGCACAGATCGCTTGGCCCGAGCGATTCAACCACGATGAACTCTCTGCTATCCAGCATGCGATGAACCTCAAACTGCAGGATGAGGCAGCGTTCTTCGCTGAGTACCAGAACGAACCGTTGCCTGAGGTCAAAGCAAGCGATAACGAACTGACGACGGATCAGATTGCTGGGAAGCTCAATCGTATCGAGCGGCAGTTGGTTCCGATCGGTGCGAACCATCTAACCATGTTTATCGATGTGCAGGCGACACTACTGTTCTATTCGGTCATTGCTTGGGAAGACGATTTCACTGGGTATCTAGTGGACTATGGGACCTATCCAGACCAGAGACGGACGTACTTTACGCTGCGAGATGCTCGAGCAACGCTTGCACAGGCAACCAAAGCAGGTGGACTGGAAGGCTGCATCTACGCTGGCCTGGAGCGTCTCACGGCGGATTGCCTTTCCCGAGAATGGAGGCGTGACGATGGAGCCATGCTACGCATCGAAAAGTGTTTGATTGACGCCAACTGGGGCTCGTCAACGGACGTTGTCTATCAGTTCTGTCGCCAAAGCCAATTCGCTGGACTCGTCATGCCGAGCCACGGGCGATTCGTGGGAGCGTCCAGTCAACCGTTTTCGGAATATAAGCGAAAGCCCGGTGACCGAGTTGGCCACAATTGGCGTATTCCGAACGTGCATGGCAAGCGAGCGGTCCGGCACGTTGTCTACGACACCAACTTCTGGAAAACATTCATCCATGCCCGTTTGGCCGTGGCGATGGGAGACCGTGGCTGCCTGTCGCACTTCGGGGACACACCGGAAACCCATCGGCTCTTGGCGGAACACCTATCGGCTGAGTATCGCGTTCGAACCGAAGGTCGAGGAAGGATTGTCGACGAATGGAAGCAGAGACCCGAGCGCGGTGACAATCACTGGTTCGATTGCGTCGTCGGCTGCGCGGTTGCAGCATCGATGCAAGGCGTCTCTTTGCCGGGTGCAGATAATCTGGTTTCCAAGAGGCAAGGACGGGTGAGCTTTGCTGAGTTGCAACGGAGGCGTGGCCGATGAAGCAAGAGAAACCAGGTCCCCAGGAACGCGGAATCCAATGCCCCCAGTGCGGTTGCCGTCACTTCTACACCACGCACACAGAGCCTCTTAAGGATGGCCGCATCCGCCGACGGAAACAGTGTCGGCATTGCGGCAGACGAATCGTCACCTACGAAACAACACCGACACAGCAGAAAAATTGCTAGATGTAGCAGGATCTTGCTGAATCTCTTCTTTCTTTCGTCATCAAGTCGGCTCACCGGGTAGGTCTCCAAATAGACGGGCACTTCGCCTGTTTCACTGGAGTAACCGATGGCTGAAGAACTCGACGACACCATTCGCCAAAACGCGCAAGGCCCAGCGAAAGCAGCGGGCGACGCTGGCAGTGTGGAACAGCACAAGCTGACCGACCAAATCGAAGCCGACCGCTATCTAGCCTCAAAACAAGCCGCGAAATCGAAGCGTCGTGGCTTGGTCTTCAACAAGATTGTTCCACCGGGGGCCGAGTAACCGTGTTGTCCTGGATTTCCAATTGGTGGTCGCAAAAGCCTGTGCGAGGTTTTAAGCCAAGCACAGTTCGAGTCGTGCGCGCACGCTACGACGCTGCTGTGACCACCGACGATAATCGACGCCATTGGGCTAATGCCGATGGGCTCTCGCCCAATGCATCCAATAGCGCCGCTGTTCGCCGGATTCTCAGGAACCGTGCTCGTTATGAAACGGCCAACAACTCGTATGCTCGAGGCATCGTACTGACACTCGCGCATGACGTGGTGGGTACCGGCCCCCGGTTGCAATTGCTCACTAGCGATCCTGATGCCAATCGTCGTATCGAGCAGGCATTCATGCAGTGGGCCCGTTCGGTGCATCTCGCCGAGAAACTCCGTACGATGCGGATGGCACGCGCCACGGATGGCGAATCTTTCGCAATCCTCACGAACAATCCGCGCCTCAATACGGAGGTCCAACTCGACCTTCGCCTCGTCGAGGCAGACCAGGTCACGACGCCCGATCTCGACCGACTTTCCACCATTGCCGTGGACGGCATCGTCTTTGATTCCTCAGGGAATCCGATCGAGTATCACATCCTTCGCAATCACCCAGGTGACAGCTTTTACTCGGCTCGCAGCGACTATGACCGCATCCCCGCAGATGCGGTGTTGCACTGGTTCCGAGCTGATCGCCCCGGTCAAACGCGCGGTATTCCGGACATCATGCCGGCACTGCCGCTCTTCGCACAACTTCGCCGATTCACCCTTGCTGTTCTGGCAGCTGCCGAGACCGCGGCCGACTTCGCGGGAATCCTCTACACCGATGCACCTGCCAACGGGGAAGCCGATGCAGCCGAGCCTTTCGAGCCGATCGAGCTTGAGAAGCGAGCATTGGTGACGATGCCCGGTGGTTGGAAGATGGCCCAGATGCAAGCCGAACAACCATCGACGACCTATGGTGAGTTCAAGCACGAGTTGCTTAACGAAATTGCTCGCTGTTTGAACATGCCGTTCAACATCGCGGCGGGTAACAGCTCGGGCTACAACTACGCTTCTGGTCGCCTGGACCATCAAACCTATTACAAGGCGATCCGAGTAGAGCAATCGCATCTTGAACGAGCCGTTCTCGATCGCCTTCTTGCTGCTTGGCTCGACGAAGCCGCTCTTCTGCCTGGATTGCTTCCAACCGGACTTGGTCCATTTGCTCAGTGGCCACACCAATGGTTTTGGGACGGTCATGAGCATGTGGATCCAGCCAAGGAAGCCAACGCACAGGCCACGCGATTAGCTAGTCACACCACCACCTTGGCTGATGAATACGCCAAGCGAGGCCAAGACTGGGAAACACAGCTTCGCCAGCGAGCTAAGGAAATCGCACTTATGTCGGAGCTTGGTCTAGCGACCGAGTCCGTTACTCCCACCACGAATCAGGATAACGCCGATGTCCAAGACGAAGAGGTCCCTGCCGATGACGCTTAAGCCCCAGCAAAACCAAAGCCAACTGAGTATTTCCGCAACGGCTGTCTTCGACATCGATGCGGCAGTCGACGGTTCGTCCGCAGCGTCGCTCCCTAAGTTTCGCATGGTCGCCTACACCGGTGGCCCGATGCGAGTCGCTGGTTGGCGTTACCCAGTCATCATCGATCTGGCCGGCCTATCGATCCCATCGCAGGCCAGGCCGATCCGTTTCGGTCACGATCCTCTCTCGGGTGTCGGCCATACCGATGCGATCCGAGTTGAAGGTGGACAATTGATCGCCACCGGGATCGTCTCTCGCGATACACCGGCAGCACGAGAAGTCGTGGTGAGTTCCAAGAACGGATTCCCCTGGCAGGCCTCAGTCGGCGCTGGCGTTGATGAATTCGAATTCGTCAAGGATGGGCAAAAGGTCACCGTCAACGGGACGCAGTACAGCGGTCCGGTAAACGTAGTCCGCAAGTCCTCGCTTGGTGAAATCAGTTTCGTAGACCTTGGTGCCGACGGAGCAACGAGCGCGAGTGTCGCAGCTCAGGCATCTGCAACCCCTGGAGAACCAGACATGGACGATTCGCAAACCCAAACTCAAGACGATCCCAACGCAGCTCCTGTTGCACCGGTCGTTCCCAATCCGGCAACACCGGAACCTGTAACCACGCAGCCTGAGGTCAACGCAGCAATCGAAGCGATGCGTGCTGCTCATGCAACCGAGCTCGATCGTATCGCCGGGATTCGGCGTATCTACAACGGTGCACTCCCAAGCTTAGAAGCTCGTGCGATCCGTGAAGGCTGGAACCTGGAAAAGGCCGAGCTCGAAAAGATCCGAGCCACGCGCCCCGCAGTTCCTGCCATCCATGTGCAGAACAACACGATCAACGCACCCGTTCTGGAGGCAGCTTGCTTCCTAGCAGCCGGCCTCTCCAACGTCGAAGAAGTGGCCGATGAGCAATCGCTCGATCTGGCAGCCCGGCGATTCCGAGGCGGGATCGGGCTGCAAGAGCTGCTCCTCGAAGCCGCCTGGGCGAATGGATACTCCGGACGCAACTTCCGCGATCACCGCGCCGTGATGCGAGCCGCATTCGGTAACTCCATCGAAGCCAGCTCGGTGAGCAACATCGACATCGGTGGGATTCTCTCCAACGTAGCCAACAAGTTTCTCTTGGACGGGTTCTACAGCGTCGAGCGAGTTTGGCGAAACATCTGTGCGGTTCGAAACGTCTCGGACTTCAAGACCGTTACCAGCTACCGGCTCATCGGTAAGGACCAATACGAACTGGTTGCACCAGGGGGTGAGCTCAAGCACGGCAACCTTGGCAACGAAAGTTACACCAACCGAGCCGACACCTATGGCTTGATGATGGCCATCGATCGACGCGACATCATCAACGACGATCTCGGTGCGATCACGACGGTACCAAGGAAGCTTGGACGAGGTTCGGGTCTGAAGATCAACGATGTGTTCTGGACGGTGTTCATGAACAACGCGGCATTCTTCACGGTAGGAAACAAGAATTTCCTATCGGGGACCGACACGGTACTCTCGATCGACGGATTGACCAAGGCCGAAGTTGCCTACTACGACCTGGTTGATTCCGATGGCAAGCCGATTGGGACCATGCCAGCGATCGTTCTTGTTCCCACCGCGCTTGCTGCGATTGGAACACAGCTCTACAAGTCGCTGGAGATGCGAGATAACACGGCCAACGCACGGATGCCCATCTCGAACCCGCACGTCGGTAAGTTCCGAGTCGAGGTCAGCCGGTACTTGGCCAACGCCCTCTACACCGGCAATTCGTCGAAGGCTTGGTACCTAATCACCGATCCGAATGATCTGCCCCTGATCGAGGTCGCGTTCCTGAACGGCCAAGAAGCTCCAACGATCGAGACCGCCGATGCAGACTTCAATGTACTCGGTGTCCAGATGCGTGGTTACCACGACTTCGGTTGTGCGTTGCAAGATCCACGCGCAGCCATCAAGTGCAAGGGTGAGGCATAAACCTCGCTCGGCACGTCGTTCATTCCTTCATCCGATCCACCAATTGAGGTTTAGCCAATCATGCCACAGGCAACGTTCATTCAAGAAGGTCACTACATCGATCACACACCCGCAGGCGCGATTGCCTCCGGGGATGTGGTGGTCCAAGGGGATCTCGTCGGCGTTACTGTTCGTCCGCTAGCAGCTGGCGAACTGGGCTCGCTCGCAGTCGATGGGATTTTCGACTTCAACAAAAACACCGGTGTCGCGTTCACAGTCGGGACCATCCTGTACTGGGACGATACCAACAACGTCGTAACGACAACCTCTGCAGGGAATAAGTCGATCGGTAAGGTGGTTCGCGCTGCGGCCTCCGCAGATACCACCGTTCGAATTCGACTCAGTCAGTAATCCATTATTGGGTTCACATTTCCACACTTTGAATCTCATTCATTCGCAGGAATCACTATGAAAACCAAGTGTTATTCGTTGGTAGCTCTGGTGGCTGTTTGCATTGCCACCGTTTCATTCGCCCAAGAGAGGATCTGCATTGATGGCAAATGCCAAACCGGTCAAGCAACCGGAGGCACGATCGTCATCGATCCGCTTCGAGAAGAATTACCACTGGTTGATAACGCACCCAAAGCAACGGCCAACGGAATTGCTGGCGATCAGTTCGATCAAGTCGTCCGGGCCACCGTTCGCGTTACGATCAGTGGTGTTTGCGGAAGCGGCACGGTTGTCGGTCGCACGCCCGAGGGAAACGCGATCGTACTCACCAACGCGCATGTCGCCGGTACCACGCGTGGCCGAACCGTCAACGTAGAACGATGGAACACCAACGGTAGCAGCGAAAAAGGCACCGGTACGATCGTCGCATCGGGATATGGCAAAGGGACCAGCGTCGACTTCGCCTTGCTCAAGTGCAACCCAGCGTTCGCCAAGGATGTCGATCCGATCCCGCTGGCGGATCGCTACCCCAGCAACCAATCGTCGGTGACGACCTTCGGATGTCCCCGGTGCGAATGGCCAAGCTTGCAAGTCATCAGGCTTAATCGCAAGGAAGGTCAAATCCTCTCGTGGAAACCCGAAGCCATCGGAGGTCGCAGTGGTTCGAGCCTGATCGACTATACCGATGAAGGGCCCCGCGTTGTCGGCCTGCTGACCTGGGCTGGTGGTGGCGAGGGGCTTGGCCAATCGACGCCGTTCTTGCTCAGCGCGATGCGAGGCAAGCTACCAGCCACATTGGAAGGCTTGCCTGCAGGAGCTCGCGAAGTGAGTTACCAAACCGATGAAAGCCTTGAAACCGATGAGATCGTCCAAGTTCCGTCAACGACACTTGGTGAACCTTTGCAATGGCCGCTGGGTTTGCTGGCCCAAGCACAAGTGCAGGATGACGTGATCGATTCCATTGTCGATCGCCCACGAATCAAGCCAGCCCCTCAGGAGCCCGATGATTCCGGTTTGCTGCGGGATCGCTTGCCACTCGGTCCGCAGTGGACTCCAAGCGGTTTGGTCGCGACCTCGGCTGCTTCGAGCATTCTATTGCTTTTGGGACTTCAGTATGGATTGCCGCTCGTACTGCAGGCCATCCGAAATGCACGGAAGTCCCGAGGGAACCCCCTGCTCAATGATGACCAGTTCAAGCAGTTGCTCGACCAATACCAACAGCTGCTCAAGCTCATGGAACAAAACGGTAAGACCCCACCGGACATTAAGACCTAAGTGGAGCATCGCCATGGCCGACATGCTTCGCGATGGCCAAGAGTGGCTCGCCAATCAGCTCAAGACCCATGCCTCGAGCACCGTGGTCTACGTGAGGGGAGCGAATCAGGCAAGCGTGTCGGCCACCATCGGTCGGACGCTGCTGAAACTCGAAGATGGATACGGTGGCGTTCACATGCAGTGGACCGACCGTGACTTTTTGATTCAACCTGCCGACTTGGTGATCGCCGCATCGCAGGTACTGCCGGAACGTGGCGACACGATCCGCGAAACCCAAAACGGCAAGGTCTACATCTACGAGGTGATGACTCCGGGAAGCGAGCCGCACTGGCGATGGTCGGACCCGCACCGAAGACTCCTTCGTATCCACACCAAACAGATCGGAATTGAGTGATGTCGGCAAGTATCGTCGCAATCGCAGATGCAGTGACCGCCGAGCTGAACGGTAACACGTTCACTCAAACGTTCACAGCGCAGCGGCTTTACCTGCCAGTATTCGATCTGCAATCGATGTCCGATTTGAAGGTGACTGTCGTCCCCAAAGGGATCACCAGTTCGTCACTCGATCGTTCGCGAGACAACTTCGATTACCAAATCGATGTCGCGGTCCAAAAGAAAGTCAACAGTCAAATCGAACTGATCGATTCGCTGATGCGATTGGTCGAAGAGATCGGCGACTACTTTCGATCCAATCCACTCTCGAGTTACCCAGGGGCTCGCTGTACCAATGTCGAAAACACACCTGTTTACGCCCAAGATCATTTGCAAGAACTCCGTCAATTCACCAGCGTCCTGACCCTTACCTTCCGCCTTTGGAGATAACCGATGACCACCGGAGACGTTGGCCCATTCCGCATGCAGTTCACCAATTCGCGAGGAGTCACCCGTGAGATTCCTGGATTGGACGACGTGGATGACATGTTCAAAGTCAAATCGATCCAGAAGAAGTTCCGCGATTCCTGGACTCGAACTCTGACGGACCTTTGGGAACTGACCACTAGCGGTGGATCAACGGCGAGCGTCTCCGGTGGCGTTTTGACCATCGGATCTGGAACAACCGCGGGTGGATATGCCGAGCTGCTCTCGAAGGAAACGTTCACGATTCCATTCCGAGCCATGATTGCGGTCCAGTCGGGCGCAACGCGGCAAGCCAACACGCATCACATCATCGAAGCCATCTCGGTCGATCCAACCACTGGAATCCCTGATGGCAAGCATTGCTTGAACATCGACATCGGTGGTGCTGCCAATACGACCGTGACCAACATGGTCTACAGCGTCCAAAACGGTGGTTTGGTTCCTATCGCATCGGCAGCATCCGCGATTGTTTCGACGGCTACCTATTCGATTCTCGAACTCGAACCGTTCTCCGACGAATGCTATTTCCACTCCAGGGCGATGGATTCGACAGGTGGGCGCTCGAACTCGTATGTTCGGCATCAGCAGATTCCCGATCCAACCGCAGTCTACAAGATCCGTATTCGCTCGATGAATCATCAAGCGTTTAAAGCGGTTTCGGGCGCGATCGCCGGCCCAGGAAACGTTATTCGCCTTACGTCGACCGCACACGGATACACCGGAACGCCGACGATTTGGGTTGAATACCTCAACGGGGTCACCAATAACGGCGCGGTCTTGCGTGGTAATTACGCAGCAACGGTGATCGATGCCAACACGATTGACCTAACCGGAACCGTTTTCTCCGGAGTATACGTTACTGGTTCGGGACAGATTGCACTTGCTGCCGCACCCGCAGCGATCAATTTTCAATCCCAGTTCATCAACTGCCAGGATTACGCAGAACTCACTGCTGAAATCACCGCAGGTCGTGGCCAAACGGTCATCGGACAAGGCTTGGGGGTGATCCTTACGGGCGCGACCGCAACCACGACCAACATCGGAACGGTAACGGCGAACGTCGCTGGCCAAGCGGCCCACGATGCAGTGGTCGCAGGTAACCCGGTTCGTATGGCTGCTCGTGCTCTGACCGCAGCGTATGCGAGCGTCGCGACGGGTGATGTGGCCGACTTGGTTTCCACGCTGCAGGGTGTACTGGTAACGCGCCCCTGGCAAATCCCCGAACTCGAATGGGCCTATGCGTCGGCTGCTGGTGGCGTGATCAACACGACCGATGTGGTCATCGCAGCAGCCGCCGGCGCTGGTCTGCGTCGCTACATCTGCTCGATGCAACTCTCGAACAACTCGGCGGTCGCGACGGAAATCGTGCTCAAGGATGGTGCCACCATCATCTGGCGAGGTCATTTGCCTGCCAATGCACCGATGGCGGAGATCATCTTTGAGAACCCACTCAAGACCACGGCTGCAACAGCGCTGAACTTCGCATGCATCACCACCGGTGCTGCGGTTTACGTCAACGCACAAGGATTCACGGCACCGTAAGAACAACCATGATCGCAGTCAAAGTCACCACGAAAAAATCGATCGACAAGGTCAAACGCAAAGCGCAGCAAGGCAACTTCAAAAGTCTTGGTCATGCAGCTGCTGCGATTCGTTTGATCGCTCGTCGTTCCATTCGACGGGGCAAAAAGGCCTCCATGCCTGGCAGCCCGCCCAACACACGTCGCGGCCAGCTCAAGCGTTCGATCATGTACGCATTGGACAAACAACGTGGTCGCGCCCTCATCGGACCGGACTTCGATGTAATTGGTGCTGCGGGCAAGGCTCACGAGTTTGGAGGCAGGTTCCGTCGAGAGCGTTACCCCAAACGACCGTTCATGGGACCCGCACTGGAAAAAGTTAAGGACCGTCTGCCGCCCATGTGGGCAGGCAGCATTCGATAAGGAGAAAAAGAAATGCCAGCCAAACTTGGACTCGATGCAAAGCTCTACCGAAACACAGGGACGTTCGCCACCCCTGTATGGGACATCATCGGAAATGTGCGAGATCTAACCCTCAATCTCGAAACCGGAGAGGCGGATGTGTCCACCCGTGCCAATAACGGCTGGCGTGCCACGGTGGGCACACTCAAGGATGCCTCGCTCGAATTCGAGATGGTTTGGGACACGGTCGACACCGATTTCACCGCCATTCGCGATGCGTTCCTCAATAACACCACACTTGAGTTCGCCGTGATGGATGGACTTATCACGGGGGCAGGAAGCAGTGGTTCTCAGGGATTGAGGGCAACGTTTCGCATCGCCAGCTTCTCACGCAATGAAGCCTTGGAAGAAGCCATCACGGTCTCGGTCACCGCCAAACCCACGTATGCGTTGAACCCGCCATCGTGGATGACCATTCCTTAGTCTGCACTTTCATCTTAGGGATATTCGATATGCACAGTTTTGTAGACAACTCGCGGCGGACATGGGAAGTCGTGATCAATGTCACGGCGGTCAAACGGATCCGTGGTTTACTTGGGATCGACCTGTATGCCTTGGTTGACGATGGGTTTAAGTCACTTTCCAAACTGGTCTCCGATCCCGTTACCTTGGCCGATGTACTGTATTGCCTCTGCAAGGATCAGGCCGACAAGCAGTCGATCACCGATGAAGACTTCGGACGGGCTCTGGCGGGTGATGTGATCACACTAGCTGCCGATGCATTCGTCGAGGAACTAATCGATTTTTTCCCCGATGCCCGCGCGAGGGCGAGTCTCCGCAAAGCGATCGAAGCGGGCAAAGCGGTTCGGGACAAGGTCCTCAATCACGCGGAGAAGATCCTCGATTCGATCAACCCCGAGACCGAAGCGCAGAAGTGGATCAGCTCGTCTGGCACTTGGCAGGAGTCCTCGGCGTCGATCCCGGACCATTCAGTCTCCGAGAGCTAATCGCGATGGGAGAAGCACGCAGCCAAGTTCTCTGGAATCACACGTCCAGCATCTTGGCAATGCTGGCCAACATCCATCGCGATGCTAAGCGATCGCGAATCTACCATCCGTCGGACTTTAATCCGCACGGCAAGAAACGACCTCAACCTCGGACGATGGTTGGGATCGGAGCCCTGAAGCATGTTTTCATTGATCGGCAAAGCGAGATCCAATAGCGATGGCATCCAGTTCCAACATCAAAGCCGGCGCAGCCTACATCGAGCTCTACACCAAGGACTCTCGTCTGGTGAAGGGGCTCAATGACGCTGCCAAGCGACTGGACGCATTCGGTAAAAGCCTCCAAGGAATCGGGACCAAAATGGCGATGCTTGGTGCAGGGATCGTCACCCCACTGGCCGGCGCTGCCAAGGTCTTTGCCGACATGGGCAGCGATATGGTCGACATGAGCCAGCGCACTGGCGTGTCGGTCGAAGCCCTCTCGGAACTGGGGTTTGCTGCCGAGCAATCCGGTGCTGATATGGGGACACTCGAGGGCTCGCTCAAAAAGATGCAGAAGATGCTCTTCGAAGCGGCGTCCGGATCGCAATCGGCCCAAGAAACCCTCGCATCGCTTGGGCTCAGTGTTGCGCAGCTGTCAAAACTATCGCCTGACGAACAGTTCAAATTGATCGCAGATCGAATGTCACAGATCACCGATCCAACGCTGAAGACTGCGACAGCGATGGCGATCTTTGGTAAATCGGGCACGCAGTTACTGCCGATGCTTTCGAGTGGTGCCAAAGGAATCGAAGAGCTGCAGCAACAAGCTCGCGATCTGGGCCTGACTATGGCCACCGAAGATGCCCAAGCAGCTGAGGCCTTCGGAGATCGCATCGATGTCTTGTGGAAAGTCCTTAAGAAGACCGTCTTCACCATCGGCTCCGCATTAGAGCCGGTTCTATCGGCAATGATCGATTCAACAGTTCGAATCGTTGTGGCCACTAGCGACTGGATCAAGAACAACAAAGGTTTGATCGTCACGGTCTTCAAGGTGGGAATTGCGATCGCGGCCGGTGGAGCGGCAATTGTCGCCCTCGGCGCTGCAGCGGTTGGACTTAGCACTGTCTTCGGCGCTGCCGCAAGTGTTCTTGTGGGAATCGGCCAAGGGGTCGCAATCCTCGGAACAGCGATCGCAGCATTACTTTCTCCGATTGGGCTGACCATCGCAGGTCTTGCAACACTGGTTGGATACTTTGTCTACACCACGGGTGCCGGCACACAAGCGATGCAGTGGCTGGGGGATCGATTCAATGAACTCAAAGACACCGCACTCGCTGCCTGGCAAGGGATCGGAGATGCGCTGGCGGCCGGAGATATCGCACTGGCAGGCAAAATCCTGTGGCTCACCCTCAAAATGGAATGGCAACGTGGAGTCGCATTCCTGCAGTCTAAGTGGCTCGACTTCAAAGGATTCTTCATCGGTATCTTCCAAAGCGCGGTCTATAGCGTCGCAGGTCTAATGACCGACGCGTGGGCAGGACTACAAACCGGCTGGCTAGAAACAACCCACTTCATCGCCGATAGCTGGACTGTTCTCATCAGCCTGCTCCAAAAGGGATGGAATCGATTCAGCGGGTTCTTTCAAAAGGTCTGGGCCCGCATTCAAGGTCTCTTTGGGGATACGAATGCCGAATCCGAGATCGCCAAGATCAACGATGAGATCGCTCGACAGGATGAGTTGATCAACAACTCTCAAAACCAAACCATTCTCGATCGCGAGAAACAACGCCAAAAGGCTCGCAATCAAATCGAGCAAGATCGCCAAGGGGCGCAGTCGGCGCTCTCAGACATGCAAGCCCAAGAGCAGTCTGCTTTAGCCGATGCAAATCAGAAGGCATTGGCTGACTCCGCAGCAGAACTCGAAAAGGCCAAGGGCGAATGGAAATCGGCGATCGGCGAAGCAGCGCAGAAACGCTCGGAAACCTCTCCTGGGTCATCCAGCAAATTCTCGTCATCCGGTCTTGGCTTGCCAGACCTAGGCAGTATGGATCAATCGCTTGCCGAGACCAAGAAAAAGACGGATGTGGTCGGAACATTTAACCCGATCGCAGCCATGAACCTTGGATCCGATTCGCTAGGCGAACGAACCGCACGTGCTAGCGAAGAAGTCGCTTCCAACACCAAGAAACTCGTCCAGCAAGCCGACCGTGGTGGTTTGGTCTTTGGATAGGAGAACCAGATGCCTCAGCCAATTATCGTCGAACGCTTTGACTCCAAGGATATCAGCGAAAGCAAGGACAATCCGAGTGCGGACTTGATCTACATGATCATGAACACCGAGGATTACGCCACGGCTAAAGGCCTAATGGCCTCGACGATTCCAGCAAAGTTTGGAGATCTTTTCCTAGACGATTATCACATCGTTCACCAAGGAAACGGTGTCTGGGAAGGAACCGCACGTTACGTCAAATGGAAAAGCGAATCGCAGTACTCGTTTGATACCGGTGGTGGCACGCAACATACGACCCAGAGCATTGCAAATGTCGGCAAGTACTCGGCAGCAGGATTCGTTGCTCCGGATTTCTTTGGTGCCATCGGAGTCACCGACGATCGGGTTGAAGGGACCGACATCACGGTCCCCGTTTTCAATTTCACTGAAACCCACTACATCGACAAAACACTCGTCACCGGAGCGTACAAGCTTGCCCTGTTCAATCTCACAGGCAAAGTAAATGGTTCGGGATTCAAGGGATTTGCGAAAGGCGAGGTGCTGTTTCTCGGAGCAAGCGGATCCAAGCGTGGCCTGGACGATTGGGAGATTACGTTCCGGTTTGCCGCCAGTCCGAACGTGGCCGGCCTTTCTCTGGGAAGCATCACCGGAATTGCCAAAGAAGGATGGCAATACCTCTGGGTTCGATTCATCGATGATGAAGACTCGACAGCCAAGGCACTCATTAAACGACCGGTTTCTGCTTACGTCGAGCAGGTTTATTCATACGGCGATTTCAGTGGCCTTGGGATCGGAGTGTAATCGATGGGAGACCAATTCCGCAAAGTGCTACCAGGGGATCCGCTGAAGATTCCGGCGGAAGCCTGGAATGCTTTGGTGGATTTGTCCCAACAGCAAAAGAACCAGCGGCACGATCAACGATCGAACGACGAAGGTACGTCGCGTCAAACGACACTCGCCAAAGTACGCAACCAAACCGGTGTCGATCTGGATCGCTTCTCCGTTGTGGCACTCGGAACTCCAATCATCACCCCAGCGGCCAATCTCACCGAATTCAAACGCCAAGTCAGCTTCCAAGGTCTTGTTCCAAGTGCTGGCACTGGGCCACGCTTTGGTGTGCTACTAGAACCGCTCAAGAACAATTTCATTGGCACCGCAGCGCTCGGAGGCTGCGTCATCACGCGAGTTTCCGTGGGTGCTACAGCGTACGCCTGTGCGGAAACTGTGACCGGTCAAAACGGCTACTTACGCAGCGTTCCACACGGACCAGCATCGGTGCTGTGGATCGAATCCTCGGGCACGGTGCGATGGGCGGTGATTCGTTTCGATGATGCCAACTACGAAGAGATCGTCTTCATCACCAGCAATATTCCAGACGGCAACGGTTACTACCCAGGCGTCGTCCAGAAGTTTGACGTCGCCACCAAATCATGGAGCACGATTTTTAACTGCAAGGTGGTGGATGCTAACAAATGACCTTGTATTCACGTCGCTACATCGCCACTTCAGTAAATGGCTCGGTCGAAGGCCTGCCGGTGTATGCAGCGACCTGTGCGCAACAACGATCCGGGCAAGGCCCCAAACGCCAACTTGGACATTTCCTTGGGATGATTGATGGAGAACCTTTGTATGCGGTATCTAGCTGTGAGTTTCCTAAGATGGGTCGTTACCTCATGCGTTATGTGGGGTTTGCCGACCTGCCTATCTACGCCATCGTTTGCTGCGAGCTTTCCTCGAGTGGATCTTCGGGGAGCAGTGGTTCATCGGGCACATCTGGCTCCTCTGGATCTTCGGGCTCTAGTGGCTCGTCAGGTTCATCGGGTTCAAGCGGCTCTTCGGGATCGAGTGGTAGCAGTGGATCCTCCGGTTCGAATTCCGGAAGCGGATCTGGATCCAAAGGAAGCTCTGGCCCCTCCGGGCAAAGCGGCAGCTCAGGGAGCAGCGGATACTCTGGTTCCAGTGGCTACTCAGGCAGCAGCGGATCATCGGGCTCGAGCGGTTCATCTGGCAGCTCCGGTTCATCCGGCAGTGGCTCGTCGAGTAGTGGCTCGCAAAGCGGATCTTCAGGTAGTTCAGGGACGAAAGGTAGCTCAGGTCCAAGTGGCTCCAGTGGCCCAAGCGGCTCATCCGGTTCGAAGCCATCAGGGAGCAGTGGTTCAAGCGGTAGTGGATCATCAGCAAGCGGTTCATCGGGCAGTGGTTCCGCTGGCAGTTCAGGAACCAAAGGTAGCTCGGGATCTAGCGGCCCAAGTGGTAGCGGCTCAAGTGGGAGTGGATCACAGAGCGGTTCGCAAAGCGGCTCACAGAGTGGGTCCGGCAGTCAATCCGGTTCAGGATCGCAGTCAGGATCGCAGTCAGGATCGCAGTCAGGTTCGCAGTCAGGTTCGCAGTCGGGATCACAGTCGGGATCACAAAGCGGCAGCAAACCGTCCGGCTCAGGCTCCGGTTCATCGGGACCCAGTGGCAGTGTTTCAGGTCCCAGCGGCACTGGCCCCAGTGGCTCCGGCTCTGGCAGTAAACCATCTGGTGGCAGCTATGGCAGTGGCTCTGGATCAAGCGGGTCCAGGTCTGGCTCGGGTTCAGGTAGCGGTTCCGGTTCCGGATCGAGTGGTGGTGGATCGAGTGGCGCTGGCTCCAGCGGACCAGGATCCAGCGGACCAGGATCTAGTGGTGTCGGTTCCAGTGGCGTTGGCAGTTCAGGGCAATCGTATGGCTCTAGCGGTAATAGCGGTGGCTCGTCGGGCGGCAGCGGCAGCTCTGGTTCAGCAAGTGGGTGTTGCTGCCCGTGTTACTACCAGTGGAACGGACTTGGCTGGGTGGCCGTTGCTGTGCCGGATCCGTGCATCATTCGGGTCGGCCCGCTTCAGGCCGCATGCATCTGTGCGGGGGATGAGCCGACCAGCCCCGGCTCCTATGTCGGACAAACCATTTACACAGGATGCGAGCAAGGTGCGATATGACCAGACCTATTGAGTGTCCACACAACGTTGATGGCTATTGCCAGATCTCAACCGATTTGGCCCAGATGCCGGTTCCTATCGCCCAGGATGCCTGCGCTGCATGCATCCTGCAAGCAAATCCGCGAACCAAGAACTCCGTCACCTGCAGCAAGGCGATTCAGTATCGAACGCTTGTCGGCATGCTTCCCACCGATGAGTTACTGGAGTGCGTGAAGCCACCATCGCGAGGTGTCGGAACCGAACTGGAATCCCTCATCGAGCAAACTCGCAGCTTCCTTCGGCGAGTCTGGCTGGGTTGGCTCATTCCCCCACGAGTCCAATGTGGCTGCTCGGCAACGCGGAGTTCCATGAATCAGCAAGGCGTGCTCGGATGCCTTCGCAATCGAGACAAACTCGCCGACGAAATTCTGGACCGATGGCGAAAGCATGTGCCAATCATTCGATTCGTTCCGTTGTCTCGATTTTTGGTCGGGATCTATCTAATTCAGGCGATTCGCCGATTTCAAAACAAGGAGACTGCCAATGGCTAGTTGCATGGAAGCCCATCCCGATCTGACTCCCGAAGCGATGATGGAACTGATCGCCCAGTGTCCACCAGGACCTTGGCCCAACGCCTGGGGTACATGGGACAACACGATTGAAGCCCATCGCAGATTGATTGACCAGTACATTGACAACCTCATGCCCAGCAGAGTGACTTACTCGCAAGAGCGAGGCATCGTCATCGCTGGGGGAGGTTTAAAGTACTTTCCGAGCGTTTGGGTCAACGTGAATCTGCTTCGGCATTTTGGCTGCACGCTCCCGATCCAGCTTTGGTATCTGGGCGACACCGAGATGGATCCCTACATGAAACGATTACTTGAACCGCTCGGTGTTGAATGCATCGATGCCCGTGAGATTGAGAAACAGCACCCATGCCGGATCCTCTGTGGCTGGGAACTGAAACTCTACGCGACGCTCCACTCACCGTTTGCCCAGGTTCTATTTCTGGACGCCGACAATGGGGTCGTGTGCGATCCAACGTATTTGTTCGACTGCGGGGAATACAAACGCCACGGCGCGGTTTTCTGGCCAGATTACGCGTGCTGGACGCTCAAGCCTGGCGTTTGGAAAGTTTTCGGGATGATGGATATGGCCGAACCGGAAGTGGCCGAGCACGAACGAGCCTTCGAGTCCGGGCAATACCTCATCGACAAACGTCGCTGCGATCGCGAACTGCGATTGTCGTTACTC